TGTTCTTCAGCTTCTCAGCTTCGGCGGCTTCCTGCGCCTTCTTGGCCTGCGCCTTGCGCTCCTTTGCGAGCTTCTGCTGTACGATGCGGTCGACATCTGCATCCGTATACTTCTTTTCGCTTTCCGCATTTTCGGCGGAACTGTCCGCCTCGTCGGTGGTGTCATCCGCTTCGTCTTCCGCAAAGAGCTGTAAATTGATTCGATTCAGAATGGATTCTGTATATTTATTCATCATGGTCGTTATTTCCTTTCGTTCCATAAGGTTGAGGACTAATGCTTGCCTGTATCCGTAGCTTTTTAAGCGTTCCACGCCTGCGCTGTTCCATGTGCTTTTTAGCCGTCAATGCTTGGGCTTTCCGTTATTCGATTGTAAGTTGGACGTAATCGGGGTAGGCTTCCGCCACCGACCGCATGCCGTCCACGAATGCCCCGGTGATGAGCCTTGCGTATGTGGACTGGTGACCGTTCCAAATGATGTGGCTGTCGCCCGGTGAAATCCGCACCGCAATGTCGTCCGCCGTGTAGGTCTCAAGGGCATTCGCAAGAGACTGGAAGAGCACCGACACGGATGCGCATACGATATCCCTGCCATGCTCGGCGTAATTGGCGTGCCCGTCCACCACGATGGAAGAATGTGCGTCCGGTCTGTCTCTGGTGCAGTAAGTGATTTTTATCATATCAGTTCACCCCGTCACCGCTCACGCCGTTACAGCGAATGCAAAAGCGATATGCTTCGATAGCGCCATTCAGGCGGTTGTTATCGTTTTCAATCACTCTAATGTGCTCCTTGAGTGCTTCGACAAGCTGTTTGCATTCATTAAGCTCGGAAAGCCTGTTCTCTAGCTTTTTGGAAAGCTCAAGGTTCGCGCCCTTGATGTTTTCGACTTCCTTCGTGTTTGCCTGCAGAAACTCGGCAAATGCCGTTGCAATCACTGCGTTGTCAACGTCTGTCTCAATGCCCTGCTTATAGGCGTCAAGCCATCTTTGCATGTTTTCTCTGATATTCGTCTTCGTCATATTCAGTGTCCTTTCTTCCTGTCCGCCTCAATCTGGGCGATGAGCGCGTCAAGCCTTGTCCGGTCTGCATATGCACTCGTTGAGCACCTGCAGAACGGATGAATCGGCGGAGCATTGTGCCCGGGCGCCATGTCCTTGACGTAGAATACCTGTCCGTCAAGGTCTCGGCAGTCGTCGCACAGCCTGTCATCATGCTCGACAATAAATGTGTACTGGTCGTAGCCGTTGCGTTCATAGCTCTGTTTTTGGGCTCCGGTCTGCACGCGGCACATCTCCGTGACCATAACGCGGCGGGCTTCGTACTTGCTGACCTTGAGTGCCTTCTCAACGTCACGCATGAGCACGTTGGGGTTGCGCCCCTGGATCAGTCCGATGCGGAGAAGCCGTTCGAGCTCCACCTTGAGCGACCATTCCGAATACCACACACGGTCACTGAAATGCGCATTTCTAAAGGACGTGTTCACAAGCTCGTGCGCGTGCTTTTCGGCATCCTTGACGGATTTCCCGAGGATTCCCGCCATCCGCTCATATTCCTTCATGGACGTCTTGAGCAGGTCTTTTTCCATCTCGTGTTCCACATCATTGAATCCGTCGATGAGTTCAAGCTCGATTTGCGCTTTCAGCAGTTCAAGGCGGTTCGTTTTCATTGCGAGGTTGTACAGCGCCATCTCCTCGTTCGCCTTGTCGGAAAAGTCCTTTTCCCGGACGTACTTCTCAGCTTTGCGGCTCAGGGCTTCCATATCGGCGTTCTGGACGCGTTTCTTCGCCTCCGCCATAGAAATACCGTTCTTCGTGGCGTAGCGGCTGTAAAAGCCGTTTATTTCCTTCTCGATGTTTGCCTGCATCAAGGTGTATATGTCGTCAAGCCGCTTGTTGTATTCCGCTTCGTCCTTGATGGTATTCTGCCGGGCTTCCTCTTCGCGCTTTCGCCAATAATCGAGGTTGTCATCCCTGTTCCTTGCCATCGCTCTTCACCTCATGCGCATGGGCGAAGTCCCTGTACACGTCCGCCCTTTTCTGCTCGGCATCGCGTTCCTCCTGGATGCGGTCGAGCTCGCCCTGTACACTGTCGATGCACGACAAAAGCCCGAGCTGTGTCTCTCTCGATACTATACCGTCGAGCTTTGTGACATTATCCGCTTCCTCTGTCGTGTTCTGCGGGAAGTTCGGTGTAAATGCGACCGTCACACTCATCCAGTCGTCAGGCTTGACGCCATGCGTCTGCGCAATCGGGGACGAAAAGAGCAACTTATACCGGCGGCTCATGGCAGCGGTAAACTTCCGTTGCTTGACGCGGAACAGGTTATACATCGCCGTTAGCTTATATTTGAGGGCGATTCCCGATGCGGATCCGAACGACTCGTCCGAGATATTGACAACCATGGACAGCTGGAAGATGAGCTGATGCAGTCGGTTGAGAAGGTTCTCCTGCGACGTGTCTGCGTCCGGCTTGGCGAGGAAGTCCGCGTCCATCTCCATGCTCTGCCCGGTCTGCTGTTCGTCGTACAGGTTGATGATGCGATTCGTGCGGATGTACTTCGCATCGTTCTCGTTGACCTTCGGACCGATGATTTTGAGGTAGGCATCCGCGAAATATTCCACGTCGTTCGCCTTCTCGCTAATTGCCTTGTTAAATGCATTGATGGCAGACAGCGAATCCTCATAAATGCTCATGCGTTCCGCATTATTGACAAACTCGGTCGCCGGCACGCCGTCAAAATGATGCTCATACGGATCGTCGGTAAAGCGGATGCCGCCGCGATTCTCGAAATGCTGCACGAAGGTCGCATCCGAATACGAGCCGCGCTCAATGCCGTCGGCGCCTTTTGTGTAGCGAACGAAGAACATAGGGCGCGACAGAATCGAATCGTCATAGACCATGAACGCTTCCATCGGACTGAGGTATGTGATGCCGCTCTCACCTTCTTCATCGGTGAAGTACATCTCGTAAGCTGTGCCGAAATTCGACGACAGCTTGGAAAGCTCCGCGTCGTTGTCTTCCTGATTGTTGTACGTGCCGAGGAATTCAGCGTATTCCCCGACGGCCTCGCTCTCGCTGTCCGACGTGATCTTCGCCGGAATGCCGATAAAGAATCCGTTGAATGTGTCGGATATGTATCTCGCATAATTCACGGCGATGCGGTTGTCCGGTTTCCATGGGGCTTTCTTCGGCTGATGGAAGATGACGTAATCCCCCTCGTATGCATCCGAAAGCGGTTTATAGATTCGCTCGACAAGGTCTTTGTGCTTTGCGATGAGCCCCGACAGGAGCCTGGTCGTCATTTCCGTTCCGGCCGGAACTCTGAGCACTCGCTTGTCGAGCAGTATATTCTTGATTTGCTTTGCCATTGTTTAGAATCCTCCTGCAAGTGCCTTGTCGCTGTTTATCTTGATAGGCTGACCGATTCCGCCCATTTTCTCGACGACTCCGGTCGTGGCGTCCTGCGCATCATCGTGCGCGTTCTTTCCCTCGCGCTGATATCTGATCATGTCCTCGTAATACTCTGGCCATCGGTACATCCAGTCCGCAGGGAAATACACATGCTCCATGACGTTGGTCGCATTGCTGAGGATGCGCGCCTGCTTGTTCTGGCTTTGGTGGAACCAATGAATTGTCGTTCGGTTCGACTTGTACACGTCCCAGATAATCTTCTCGACGTTCCGGGCGAATCCGCGCCCGCCGTTATTCGATTCGATATCCGCCCATGTAACGTCATGCTCCACGATGGAACGCGCCACTGCAGGCTCCGTCTTTTCCATCGGGTCTTTTGTGTGGATAACGTCAAGGACATACGCTTCGTGTGCCGGCGATACGCCATACACAAGATGCGACAGGTTGTCCGAGCCGGTGTCCGCTGTGTCGGTGTAGGACTTGACTGCAATAAAAAACGGATGCCCCGCGTCATCCCGCGGGATATCCGTGTAGGTCTTGAAGTGCGAATACAGCCGCCCCTTGATATCAATGGGTGTCTGCTGGTAGTTCGCGTCGGCAACTTCGGAGCCCATTGCCTTGCGCTTCGACTCGTAGCTTTCGCGGCTGAGGATGTCCGGGCAGAGCATCGTTCCGTCGTCCTGGAGCGCTTTGAAGTTCAGATGGCGGACTGCCCAGCCGTATTCTGCGGCATGCTCGACCACGCGCCCCGCAAGGTCATCCGTCGCCCATCTTGTCATGACGATGATAATCTTGCCGTGTTCCTCGAGTCGCGAGAGCATCGTGCCGGCGAACCAATCCCAGTGCGCTTGCTTTGTATTCGCGTTATTCGCCTCGTAGAACGATTTTATTAAATCATCGATAATTATCAGGTCTGCACCGAATCCCGTCGCCGTACCGGTCGGAGACGTCGCCAGATAGTTATTATAGCCGCCCTCAAGGCTCCACAGGTTCATAGCCGCGTCGCCCTGCTTGACCTTTGTGCGCGGGAACACGTCTGAGTACACGGTGCGGTACTTATCCGCCTTAAGCTCCATGATGGTATCACGCACGCCCTTCGAGAAGGTCGTCGACAGCTTCTCGTTATAGGAGCCGGTCATGATCTTGTACTTGCGGTCCTTGCCGAGGATCCATTCCACAAGACATCCGATTGTGCGGCTCTTGCCGTGTCTGGGCGGTGCGTTAATGATGAGCACGTCCTCGTCTGAATTGATAAAGTTCTGAAGCTCCTCGCAGAACTCCACGAGATAAGCCCGTTCCGGCTTGTAGAAGTCCGGCGCTTTGAGATTGCAGTAATCGAAAAAATGCCGCCGGGCAAGCTCGCATTTTGCCCCGATGGCTATCATGCGGTTATCCATTGCTCTTCGCCAACTTTCTGAGTTGTTCTTCCGTCAGTCCCGCGAATGGGTTCGTGTCGAGCTGCCCGGAGATTTCGACATCCTTGCGGTCGCGCCATTTCTCCGGTGCATAGTTCTTCAGGGCGAATGCAATCGCGCCAGTATCGGGAGCAACATGCTTTGTCGTGCGCTTTGTGACGACCATCTCATTCTGACCGGTCGCTCGGTTGAACCGCAGCTCTTCGGTCGTTTCTTCCACGTCGAATCCCCTCGCCCTTTTTATGAGCGCGTTTTCCAGTTCGCAGACAACAACCTCTCTACCCTTTTTTAAGGCTTTAGAAAATTGAGGAAATC